ATTTGCTAAACCTGAACCCACATTATCGCCACCGTTTCACGAGCATGCTCGTGCCACGACGCGTGTATGACCGAACTCTAAACGCCGTCTGAACCTCTATAGTTTCAGAAAGCTCCCATGGGAGCGGTCGGCTGATGGAACCTAGCTGCGCCAGTTCATCGATAGGTGATGGGTAATTGCGTCCTTCGGTAAACCACCGAAGTAGCATCGCCCAGCCATCGATTTGCCTGGTAACAACAGGAGCACTTAAAACTGTCACTAGATACTGGTACCTTTGTAGGTGCCGGTTCCAGCGACGTTTAATGCGCTCAGATCCATGAGTTGCCTCATGAGTTGAGGGACAGGTTAAACCCATCCCTTTATATGGGAGAGGACCGTAAAGGTCCTCTAGCCATCTTACGATTAAGTCGTAAGTCACGTGGTAATTGCGCACCTTCAACGCGTTGGCATATTCTATCCAACTCGCGAAGGCATCGGCGCTGGGCGACTCAGTCCAGACAGTGCGAAAGCGCACTGGCGTGACACAGACACCGTTGAAGGCGTCTACGCCACAGGACTCTCTGAAGCGTCCTTGGATACAGCTCTTATCGCGGTTAATCTTTAACCCAAACGATTCGAGCACCGTCATTGCGTTTTCGGCGTACGCCGTCGGAACAATGACATCATCGCCATACACTAAGATACTCTCGCGAGTATCTTCGTCAGGGGCCGCAGCGGTAAGGAGACTCCATATGGTTAGTGCCATTACAGGGAAGCATAAACAACTTCCCATTGGCGCAAACTTTAAGAGTTTTATCTCCGTCCCATCCGGGGCCACTGTAGCCTCAGTTCTGCACGATTCCAAGGCCTCAAGAAGAGGCTCAGGGAACAGCAGACGAACTAACTCAAGACTTACACGATCGCTCGCCTCTTTGAGGTCAAGTGTCGCGTATCTACCAGTCATGGAGCCTAATAAGGCTCCACGTTGGTTCGGGCCTTGATCAGTGAAGAACACATTCCACTTTGTAGCGGGATGTGATTCCACATGTCGGACTATAGCCCTGCCGAGTCCCTGTTGAATCCATTGGAAGTCCACTGGTTCACAAGAGATGAGGCGGGGGCCACGCGAGTCTTTCGGGACCAAGACAATCTTGGCCGGAAGAGTCGCCGATCCAAGGGCAGAAAAGCCCCGGAATTGATCACACACCGCTCCTTGAGACGCGTAGAAATACTCGTCCAAAGGGTAAACGGCCGTGATCTTGTCGGAAACATTAGACCACAGGTACTTATTCCAGAGCGTTTGCTTTGTAGCTACCGCTCCGGGTCCGTGCCTGGGATTTATGTCCCTACAATCGAAGTGCTCGAATAGCCGATAAAGGCGACGACGAGCATCTCGTGCTACGACTTCCGTTGAACTGAGAGTTCTACCCTCAGCCGCGAGATATCGATAGTTAGTTTTAACACCGTCAGATAAACTCTGAAGTGTTTCTGTGACCGACACAAGTTCTTGCTCAGCCTTGATAAAGCTGGCAACGACCTGTTGTTCTTGGAGACTACTGAAGGGGACTTCATACTTGTAGAAACAGAGTAGAAGCGCCCTGATTTCACTGACGATGCGTTCATTTGGATTAGGAAGGATTCCACCGTCTAAGGCGAACACCTCTCGAAACAACTCACCCAGAAACCTGGGAAGTTGACTACCTGGCAAGGCTTCAAAGCCGAGTTGCGTAGCGTTCAGAGGAGTGATGCCCTGCAAAGCTTTATCGAAAGCTTTGCAAAGACGTGGAAGGGTCTTCGTGAGAAGACCGATTCCTTCTTGTCGCGCTCGCTGTTCTACCTTTTTACAGGTATTGCAGCAGGCGCGTCGGTTGAAGACCGTTCCGTAGTTACGCGAAACGTCGTGTAGCATGGTGACGATTAGTCTCACTGACTGATCTAGCCTTTTCGAAGGATCCATAAGGTGTCCTTTGCTAGGCTCCCACCACACGAACACGATTCCAAGCACCAACCTTACAGAAACCATGCATCGCATGAAAACTAGTTCACGACGACACACGAGGAAGAGAACGTGGAAACAATCCGCGGAGGCCACAATCCCGCCGGGTCCCAAAATGCCACCTGTGAAGGTGACACCCGAGAACCCAGCGGAACAAGTGACGCACGGAATGCATCCATTCTTCTTCGACCCGAGCTCAAACTCCTTCGAGCCGGCCTTTGACTGGGACTCCACACCGCCCCCGGGTTGGGAACTCTGTTACAGACGCTGTACGTTTTATGCAAACTTCTCTTACGAGAGTGGCTTGCTGACGCTCATTGTCCAAAACAGGGAATCCAACACGGTACGACGAGGTGAAGAACCAATCTTAGGTGATTTCTGAGAAGGAACGCGTCCGTTACCTGTCCTGGAGCCTTAAAGGCTCCCGGTCAGCAGGACCTGCGCGCCGGTACCAGTTCCGTCAAGGAGCACCGTAGTCCCCGTGCCATCTGTGGCAAGGATAGACATCAGGTGCGCCAAGAGACGTTTCTGGACGTCCGCAGTCGTATGGTGCCCCACGGGGGACACCAAGACGATATAGGCCGAGTCAGTAACAGAAGTGGTTCCATCAACCTGCGACAGCGATGTTTCATCGAATCGCAAGAGGGACCGCATCTGTTTCTTGACCCCAACGCCCGTCTCTTCGTGTTTTACACGGAGACGAACGGGGTACGCCGGGGATTCACCAATCTTGGCGAATTCCGTTGTACGACCATCTTGAGCGAGCCGAGTGAATTCCACTTCGGTACCCGCTGCGTTCTTTACTTGGTTTGCTACTAACGTGTCTGGGAGCATTTGCTTTGTATTTGTTGTGTCCTATAAAAGGACGGTTAACGAATGCAGGGTGAGTAACCCCACAGTTTTGCAGTCTTATCGACTGCGTGTACGCCTCTTCTTACCTGGCCCTTGAGGGACAAGTAATGCAAGGCCAAGGGATAGCTCTTTGAGAGAGATCCCACTCGTTTGTAACGAGTCACCGCTTGGAGCTACAGATACAGACCTTTTATAAAAGGACTCTCTATAACCCCGCACGGGGTAGTTCTGCACTCTTTTCTGAGGGAACGCCCAGGATAGAATATCACCGTGAGCATCAGGCTCAACAGTGAGACTCTGTCCGACGGAACGTTCTCTCTTTATAGACCAGCAGAACCGACGGATATTGATCGTCGGCGTCATGAGCTGTACCGAAAAGCGGTCGAGAAAGTCGCCAATATTGGCTACCCAATCGACCACGAACGAGTACGGAATTGCGTTCCAGACCACACCTGGGTTTATATTTATACCCAGGGCGTCCTGATACGCAAGAAGAAGAGCATACTCTTCTTGGAAGACAGAGAAGGAATAATCCAACTCTAACTCCGCATGATAAGTGTAAACATCGCTGGTGATGCGTCGTCCTAACGTACATTTTGTTAGAGGCCATCTGTATCCCGAAAGGGGATACGGGAATGGCACCCCAGCATCGAGTACGGTAGTAGTCGCATTTTCAGCGTGCCAAGAGTACTTATAGTGCCTCTTGGTCAGTTTACCCGAACTAGCGAGCAACACATTAAGTTTCTTGTGTGTCTCGTGCAGGACCTTATAGATAGCTTGTAGGTCCCCGATCAGTGGTTTGATACCGAAGTTGGCTTGAAGCCAGACATCGGCCAGACTCTGTACGGAACGTTTAGCTTCAGTAAGAAGTTTGGACACGCTCTGGATCTTCGCAGCACTGCTGAGAAGTTGCTTAACGTGTTTTACCGTTCCCTTTAACGTCACGAGATCCTTCAGTTCAATTACTGAATTGATCGTCGAGAGTTCAGCCTTAATACCTGGTAGGAGAGCTTTCATGGCTCTCCGTTCCAAGTCGGGCTGATCAAACACGAGTACGGGAATTATCTCCCCAGTCTCGTCGTTGCGAGAAGCAATCCGTCCCCAACTTGGGAACGGACTTACTCCATTGTACAGTAGAGGTACACGATACCATGAATTTGGTGTCGTCATGTAACCGGAAGGACTACGGTAGCCCTTCCTACCCCATGAATCCAGATCACTCGTTAGAAATGAGACCTTCTTAACCGTCCCGTCTATGCCAGTGGCATAGGGGGAGTCGTAGAAGCCCATCTCTACGCGAGCGGGTCCGCGCCACGCTTTAACCACTTCGTACTTATAATGAACGAAGGGGTTCCAGTGTTTAACGCGACCGTGGAACGATGCAATCGGATCTATCCAACTTTCGACCTGCACTAAGTGCGGGTCGTCATGCTGATAGCTGAACTGCGAACCGTCCCACAAAGGAAGCACAGTCCCCTCTCGGGTAACTGCGCTTCCAGACCCAACATAGCTTACTCTTTTTGTATGTAAGCTTGTATTCATGTGCACCTCATTATCCGTCGCGGAGCGGCTAAAGTAACTACTTCAACCATGGTGTGCGCCCACAGGGCGC